CATGTTAAAGGTCTCTTCATCCAGATAGAAATAAATCTGTTCATCTACAGATTCTGCTTCTCGTGTACTCCAATTACCCATATCATCTAATAATTGTCGCGCTAATCGCTCGATAGATACAGTCACCTTTTCTTCATCAGGAGTATTTTCAAAGATTACTACCGTTTTTATTGGATAATCAGCACCATTCCAATCAATATAATCTGGATTTTGGCAAAACATTCCACGAATAATCGACCATATTTTTTCTGACTGAAAATCAGAATTTTGTATATGCCAGTAACATTCCCAGTATGTAAATCCGGCACTGCGTAGCATTTCCTGAATAACCGTATCAGAGGCACCATTACTTACTGCATCTTGAAGTGCACACCAGTACCCTTGATTGAAGTCAGTCAATTTTGGAGTTAATTCGACGGCCTTTACTTTTACGTTCCCCTTTTTATCAGAAAAAATTAGAGAAACTAATGTGTCATTTTCAACCGGATGAGGAGCAGAGGTGCACACTTGCATAACTTTCTTCTCGTCACTATTTACAGGATGCCATATTACCTCCGCACCTATATTTACAAAATAGTATTTATTCATATTCAATTATATCAAGATATGCTTAGCGAATCTAACAGTTGTTTTAATGGCTGTTTGTCATCTTCATTCTTAGCTGTTAATAATTTCACTTCTCTGTCAGCTAATTGATAAAATTCATCTTTTTCAGCATAATTCATAGCTTTTATATACAATTCAAAAGCGTCTTCAATAGACATGCCATCTGCCGAAATATTAGCTAACAATTCTCCCATACACACTTCGCTTTGTGTGTATTGTTCTATAATCTTTTCAAATGTTTCCATGCTGTTAAAGAATATTTTGCCACCCATACCATATCAAATATGGGTGGCGATAATATTAAATAGTCAAGGTCTTAGTCAATTCGCCTTTATAACCACGTTCACGTAACATGTTTATAAGAGCTTCGTCACTATGCAGACAATCGTTACTTTTTGCCTCGCCTGTCAACAGGCTCGGCGAAGGCTGAAATGCTGCAACCGCCCTCACCATGTAACTGTAGTACTT